CACCACAAGCGAAGTACCCTGCACCGTCGATCCAGTTATCGGCATGACGTGGGTTCTCCATGATGCGAGCCACCTTGACCAACGCCATCATTACAGCTACATCTTCCTCCTGTACACCTACTGTTAAGTATCCGCTCCACAAATCTGCAATCCTACGGAAACTATCTTCGGGCTGGCCGTGTGTGTTCTGCCGGTCATGGGTAATGATCTCTTTTGCTTTGTCCAGCAAAGCTCCACGACTGTACTGGGACGTTGCGGATAATCGAGAATCGAAAAGCATATCTCCCGCCAACCGAAGGTTTCCGTACTTTTCTAAAGCTTTATTTTTTGTCCTTTCAATGAAGCTCGCAGAGTAGCCTGTCTCAAATTTTGTTTTAGCGTCCGTATACCCCTGACTTAAATAGTATATGACTGTCCTTTCGTGGTGGGTAAAGTTTGAATTATCACTACGTTGCTGTTTCGTAGTTTTTGGTAACGCCTTTTTCTTCGGCTTGCGTACCAATCCCAACGTTGCCGCTGGTGTCGATACGGATTTCTTCTTAGCTCTCGGCTTCGCCAACCCCATATCGCGCTTGACCCTACCCACATAATATGGGTGACAGCCTACCTTCTCGGCTATCTTGGCCGTACTCATTGTCGGATCTTTCTCTAGTAATTTCTTAACCGCATTCGCTTTCTTGTTCGGCCTACCTGCTGCCATATTGTTCTCCTAGTTGATTTCTAAATCTAATTGCAAAGGCACTTTTACTTCTGTCGAGAGCCATCTTTTTATATCCCACATGTTCTCTTCATTAACTACTAATGCCAGTCCGTATTGTCCTGCTATCTCGTCAAGATTCCTTTTCTGTAATGCGGTAGGTTTGTTGCTCCCTGCCTTACACTCGATACCAAAGAACCTGCCGTTACAGCACCCGACAATATCTGGTACGCCACTTCTACCGTAACCTCCGGTCACTGGATAAAAGTAATATGCACCAAGCTCTTTAAGCTGTTGGACGACTACCTTCTTAACTTTAGCTTCTGGTGTCACCGTCCTTGACCTCGATACTTCTTGTAAGAACGCCGTTCGTACTTATTCATTGAACTGGTTTTTGCTTTGCCATTGCCTTGCTTTGTATGCTTGACAACGGGCACCACCTTCTGCTGCTCTGGCGCTTTACGCACTACGCTTCTCCTTTACGCGAGAACTGGTATCAAACGTAGACACTAAACCATCGGTGTATCCAAGCCGTAACGCTTCGATCAATCCAGTCTTGCTAGCTTCAAACTCAAACAGCTCAAGCTCCAGCCCACATTTTTCTTTCCAACCACGTGTGCCCCACCCATTGGCTTCACGGATTATCCGCTCCACTTGTGGGCCATTGCTGGCGTACACACAATGCTTATATCCATCTGCGTCTGTGTAAGTACCTCTAACTAATTTCATTCTTCCTCCTACCCTATGACTGCACCAAGAATAAATCCGATACAAAATACAGATAGCATCGCCCATCCAGTCCACTGCGCTTTGTCAAGCCTGTTCATCCTCTTCCTCCAGTTTTGTTTCTAGTAACTCCAAGAACCTTGTCACGCTGTCATTAAGCATTTGTACATTGCGTGCCATAGTCTCCAGCGCACGCACTACGCTTTCTGTTTGTTCATCGTTCATACCATTTCCTCTAACAACATATCTACATCGACAGAGAACAGATAATACTTTTTGACCAAGCCATCTATCTCTTGCCTAGTACGCTGCATCTCTGCCAATGAGTCGTGATACTTAGGCGTATCCCATAACTGCTGTTCGTTATGCTTCTTCTCGCACCTGCGTAACCAACGCTCCAAACTAACCACTTGTTTTAATAGTGCGTAGTATCTTTCTCTAACAACCTTATGCTCTTTATCTGCGTTCAGAAACCTTGTTCCTGCGCGTGCTTCAGTATCACATGAATGCTCTGTATCGAAATAGCCATCCCACTCGCTACTATCTAGTACAGAGGCATCGTCTGATATCCACTCATTTATGTAATCGAGATAAGAGTCCACATCAAAATTTTCTGGGGACAATTTGTCCCCGTACTTATTTCTAACACTCCACTCTCTACTGGTAGAGAGTGATCTACCCTTTTTTGATCGATAAGACCGAAAAGTATCTGTATTCATAATTACCTAAAGACCCAGAATATGTTTTTAGATATTCGTTGGCCCACCCCCTCCACGGGTTTTGTTGGTGGCGTATGGTCTATCGTCATGAGTACAGCTAGTTTATTTTGTATCCACTCTGGTAGATCATCTAACCGACTGTAGTAGCCCTCTGCTTCTTTGTCAACACAATTTGCTTCATCAAAACAAATAACTTCAACAAAATTTGTTTTTAGATTTACGTCAACACGAAACACTGTACCATCTAATGGCATGTCATTCGTTAATGACATAGAACCCTCCGCTCGCTAAACGGACACCAACACCTGCAACATAATGCTTAGTATCGACCATAGATAACACTGCTACCTTACCCTCGATGTCTTCGGACAATGAGTGCACTGTTTGTATTGGTGTGTCGTGTGCAGGAGTAAAGGCAAACTCAGTCAGATTATTAATCTTACCTACCGTGAACGTATTGTCTGGATTGTGTAGCACAAAGGTCGCGGGTAGAATTTCTCTGCGTACAGACTGCTCGTCATCGTAGGCTTTACGCCAGTCTCGAACCTTATCAACTAACGTCATATCAGTAGGTCGATAACCTTGCTCTATAGCTCTGTGCAGTTCGTTGAACAGCGCATTCTCATCTAACTTATGATTGCTTGACCCAATGATGGCGCGCCTACACTTAGTTTCTTCTCTGTCAAACGTTGAACGATACGTATCAATAACGTCGTTCACTGCCTTGGAATCAACACTCACGCGCTCCAATGGTGTGTACGGACGCAGGTGCTGACATGCAACTCTTACTGCTGCGTCGATATCACCACGCATCTTCATGAAGTGAAAATCGTCGTAGGTGTTGTACTTGTCGTTGTTTATAGTGCGGCAGTAAATGTAATACTTAGGCTCGTCAGAGGTCTTCATGATGTCACCGTAACCAATGTACCCCATTGCGTAGGGATCATCAGGATGCACAACCCACAACGCATTGCCCTTTTCGTAGCACTTGTAAAACTCAACACCACGTAACTTTTTACGTAGCGCATCAGCGAACTTGAATTTTTGGTGTACTTCTGTAGCCACTCGCCATAGCTCATCATCCAAGTCTATCTTATCGCTGGGACTCAACTCAGATACAAGCTGGTGTGTTGCTTTTCGTAAGGTAAAGCTCATCGTAAATCCTCCACAGATTTAGGTTGGTTGTTTTGTTATGGAACTCCATAACATTTATTGAGACGGCTGCATACCGGCAGCGAGACCCGTGATACCGTGATCCACTAGCACGAGCATACTGTCCAGCGACATCGGCATAGTATCTTCGTGCGGATGCGTCTGGGTTCTGTGCTTCGACGTAGTGGGACTGTACTTGTCTATGTTCTCATACCAAGCACCATTCTCCCAAACAAACAGGGGCCAATGCCCACCGTAGGAAAACACACAGTAGCGCGGATAGTCTGTGTGACTGTCACGCCACATACCATAAAGATTATTACCCTCGAACCTTTCTCTTTGTTGCACGTACTTGCGTGCTGTTACGTTCGTTACTCTATGCGACATAGTTCCACCCCAATTTATTTTTGTTTACTCCATACTTTTCTGGCGGCTCAACGTCCGATATGTGCCTACATACACCCGCCATATCGCTGAAAATATCGTAGACGCTTTCGGCCTCGTCTCCAGCAAACCAGAATCGCTCTTCGATATCATCGGTTTCGTCACCAATACGTACAAACTTACAAGCGTAGGGGAACTTTCGTTCTTGCCAAAACTGTTCAGCTAACTGTTCAAGTCTCTGCAATCCCTGCACATCTTCGTAGCTTTCGTACCACTTAATCCACTCGTAGTAGTACAGCATTATCAGCGGCCCACCTTCATCGTACATCTCCCAGTCTTTGTAGACCTCATGGTCTTGGACACGTTGGTCTAAGGCGTACACCGCCAATACTTCCTTGGCGTGTTCTGGGTTAGGCCACCCCACCGCGTAAAACACATCGCTTCGATATCCCATAAATCCTCCACTTACAGGTTGTTGATTCTCAGTAACTTGCCATTGTCAGGCACCGTCCGGTCATTGTTGAGCAGACACCACAGCACAGGGCACGACCACGTACCCCACTGCCCACCCAGATAGCCATCGGTAAACACGATCACCGCTTGGGGTGTGATGCTTTCGGCTTGCATGTGCTTGGTTACACACTCGACATAAGTACCACCGCCACCCCGTGGCTTAGTGCTTGCCACCATGTCAGCGACCTCGGCACCGTTGTACTTCTCATCACCACACACTGACGTATCCCAATACAGTAGGCGCACCGTCTCAGGCTTGACCACATCGCAGATCGACTTGACCTCCGATAGAAACGTAGTGATATCCCGTTGACTGATTGATGCTGACGTATCGATTGCGATTACAAGCTCATCGACGCTCTCACTTATTGTGCTTGGTAGATACACGTTAGCTCCAATGTATCTACGGTTGGGTCTAGCCCACGTCGAATAGTCATGCCCCGTACAGGTAGACTGCACAAACTCACGCAGTACCTCGCGCCAATCGACTTGCGGTTGTAGTAACTTGTCAAGGTCACGATCACCCCCCGTACCCAGCTTGCCAGCGATCAGCGCACCTTGACGTATCGCCTCGTCAATCTCACGACCAAGCTCACGCTGCTCGTCATCGGTCAACTCTTCGGCACCCTCCCAGTCATGGTCATCGAACCCACCATCATCGGGCTGGTCATCGCTATCCTTGAGTAGCTTGTACACTTGCGCTGAGTCCATACCACGGAACTCTGCGTCGAATAGACCGCAGCTTGGCATCTTGGCGAAGCCATCGCCGTTGTCATCGATTAGCTTGCAGTTAATCACGTAATCACAAGCGATATTCGCTAATTGTGGCGACTCGTCGTACATCCAACGCCACGTTGTGAGATGCTTGTACAGCTTGTGATAGCTCTCGTGCAGTATCAGAAAGCGAAGC